GATTAGACCACCGCCCGATCCGCCGCCGTCTTTGCCGATCCCCTTAAAGGCGTCGATAAAATCAAACAGCGCATTGGCGAGGGATGAGATAGGCGCGTCAAACATGCTATCCAAAGCAGGGCCTAGTTCGCCTAGCGCGTTCTCTACGCCCTGTCTGAAGGCTTCCTTGTGCTTGCCTTCCAGCGTTGCCGTATCGACCTGTGAGGCGTAATTTTCAGCCCCTGTCGCGGCCTCGCTATCCGTTGCCCCCGCTTCGATAAGTCGGTTCTTTTCGCGGAGTTTCAAGATTTCGCGGTCAAGGCGCTCGACTTCGGTTTCATTGCCTGCAAGCCCGGCGAGTTCGCGCTTGCGTTCCAGTTCGGTCAGAAGAAGGTCGTTCTTGTCAACGCGCTTCTGGATTTCCTCATCCAGCTTGGCTTGCGTTTCTTCCATAAGCACGGCTTCAACGCGGGCGGCGTCTTCAACGCTTATCTGCTTTTGCATGACAGCTTGTGCGAGCGCGTCGTAAGACGCTTGAAGGCTGTCCGCATCGCCAGAGAGTTCAATCAAGGCGTCGGAACGAATACGGCTGGCTTGTTCCGTTGTGACCATGCCAAGCCGCTCCCCATCGGCAACGGCTGAGAGGACGGCTTGGTAGTCTTGCAGCGCTGTCTTGGATCGCTCCTTTAGACCTTCTATTTCATTGAGGCGGTCCCGAACGTCATTGAGTGCGTTGTTGAATTGGTCGGAGAGTTCGGCGGGCTTGGCGGTAGATGAGCGGGTGACTGTGATGCCCGTTGAGCCAAGGCCAGAGCCTGTCGATTGGTCGGTTTCAGTTGATCCAAAGTCGGCAAATGGAACGCCAGTTGTGCGGCGATCACCTTGCCGTTTTTCAATTTGCTCTAACTGTCGCCTGAGCGCGGCGTTTGCCTTCGTTAAGCCCTTCGCTTGATTTTCATAAACGCTCGCAACAACAAAATTGCCAGATGCATTAGCTTTCGTGAGAAGTGCGCCAATCTCCTTGGCATTCGCATCTATTCGTTTCTGAATGTCTGCCGCGAGCATTTCATCGAGTGTGCCACCGCCAATTCCAAGCGCAGTGACGTTCTGCCAAGCGTCAACAATATCATTGAAGCCATCCACGGCTAACTTTGCCCAGTTCACCAGCTTCGGAACGAGCGCGATGATGTGTTCTGTTAACTCTTCGATTTGCGGCGCGACTTCTACAATCGCGTTCGTCACGCCAGTTTTCAGAATGTCGCCTAACCGCTCTAACTCTGCGTTCGCGTCAAATGCGCCTTGCGCCGCTTCGTTAGAAAGAATGATCCCAGCGTCACGCGCCTCTTGACCAAGGCGGTTAAGTTCGCGGCCATTGTCACGGAATAAAGGAATAAGGTCCGTCGAGCGGGACGATAGCGCTTCCATGTAGAAAGCGAAATCCTGCGAGTTCGCGCCCGCGTCTTGCAGCGCTTTGATATAAAGCCCTAGCGCCTGATCGGATGACAGGTTGCGAAAGCTATCAATCGTCAGGCCGACTTTCGGCGCAATGTTCTCAAAGAAGTCAGCGAGCGGCCCTGCCCCTGTCGCGGCGAAGTCACCGATGCGATCATTCATATCAACAAGCAGATCGCGCAGGTCGCGTTGTTCAAAACCGAACCGCTTGGATGCGTAGGCTAACTCTTGAAAGCGTTCTGCCGTGACCCCAGACTGATCGGCCAGCAGCTTCATATCCGCCGCTGAGTTCAACGCAGCCTTGCCGATAACGCCAACAACCGAGGCCACGCCCGCCGCCGCAAGCCCGCCTTTCAGAGCAAGCCCCATAGCCTTGCCAGCGCGGTTCATGGCGACCTTGGAGCCGACCCGAATGTCGTCAGACAGCTTCTTAGCAACCGCCTTGCCATCAAAGCCGTTACGGAAGGCTTTTGCCGACCCTTTGCCAATTTGATCGACTTGCTTTTGCGTCTCCCGCTTCGACTTTTTCAGGTCGTTAACGAGCTTCTTTGCATCCGCGCCGATTTCAATGTAAGCTGATCCGGCTTTGAAGCCGCTGCGTCCAAACATATGCGGCCCCCTTTTTGCTATGGAGATTAGAGTTTGAAAATTGCTGGAATGATTGCGAAGATAATCGCTGCGCTGGCCCTTCTGTGGTCAGCCTTCAACTTGTGGCAGCTTTATGATTATTCAGGGTTAGGCCACATGCCCGGCGAAACATCTGGAATGGCGTTTATTGTCCAAACTGGGCTTGATTTCTTTGCCTTGGCTTTTGCAGCCATAGCCGTCGCCATTTTCGCAACGCTCGATTTCACAACCGACTAAACCCGAACCTCGCCGCCCTGCGCCAAGGTCATAGCCTTGGCGAAGTTCACGGCCATTTCGCCTTCTAGGATTTCGTCTTGTGGCGCTTTGCCGTCGATCCGGTCCAACTCGCCGCCAAGAGGCGGTAGCTTTTCCGTCCGGTGATACATTTCGCCAAGCCATGCGGCGCGAACGTCCGCTTTGGCCTGCTGTTTGGAAAGAGCCTCGACCCGCGTTTTTAATTCAAACGGAGTTGACGCCCAAATGACCGCCCAGCTTAACCCAACGCCGAGCGCTGGAATGGCGACGTGATCCATGAAAGAAAACGTTTCAGCTTTCCCTCTGGCTCCTTACCCTCCGTCGCTAGGCCGTCAGGCCCGTTAAAGGCTTCCGATAGGGCTTTAGACACAGCCGCGATTGCGAGGTTCACAGGCGGGCTTTCCGCGTAGATTTCGTCTGCTTCTTGATTAGCCCCCGCCGCAATCAACGCGGCAAGCGCCTTTAGGTCTGTTCCGTCGAGACAGTCCATGTAGTTTTCGCCATATTCACGGCGTAGGTAATCCAGCGCTGCCCAATCATAGCGCAGCGCTGGAACCCCCTTTGGCTTGCTCATATTAGAACAGGTCCGTCGCGTCATCGACAAGCGAAGGCTTACCGCTCACCTTGAAGGTGAATTCGACAGTCATAATCCCGTTCAAATCCTTGCCGAAAGAAGGCGGGCGCGGATAGCCTGTGAAGCTATATTCAATCGTGCCTGCAATCGGGATCGTGTAAGTGTCCGTCGCGCCTGTTGCGCTATCGGCAATAACAGCAAGCTGGCCCGCGTCTGCGAGGTCCGCATAGCCGGAAAGCGTAACGCTATCGCCGTCTTTCAAGCCTTGCGCATATTCGCGGAAGTCAGTCGTGGATGAGAAATTTGTCACGTCAATATCTTCTGCCGTGCCAAGACCGAATTGCATCGAGGTGATGCCGTTGATCGCGGTGGCGTCCTTTGAAACGGACGTGTTGGATGGGAGTGCAATTTTAATGGCCATAGGTCAGACCCTTTCTGTGATTAGCCGGATTGTAATGGACCGACCCGTCACGGACAGGCTGTCAGTGGGAGCGTTGACGGGATCGTCAACGATGATGCCGCGAGCGGCGTTACCCGGCACAACCGGGGTAGATGGGGCAAGCGCCAAGACAACCGCGCTCGCCAATTCATCGGCGGCGTTCTCTGACGTTGCGTAAATTCGGGCGCGGTAAGTCGTGTTCGACCCGTAAGCGCCTGTTGTATCGTTTCTCTGCGTTCCAGTTGCCGGACCAATCAAAACACAAGGTCCGTGGCTTTCCATGACGAACGTCTCTGGCGTTACGTCTTCCGCGAAAATAGAGGCACGCTCCAAGAACGTGCCTGTCAGGTCCGTCACATCGCTTGCAGCGCGTAGAACGTCCCTTAGACCCCTCGCCGCGCTCATGGGATGTTCGCCCTGATAACATTGGTCGCGGCGTCAAGCCGATCCGACAAGGTGCTTTCCATAAACGGACGCGGAGCCATTTTCTCTGTGCCGAGTTCCAAGTGAACCGCATAATCTGTATTCGCCCCGACCCCTGTCGTCAGAGTGTCTTTCGTGCGCTTAAAGTCGAGCGGCAGGATAGACCCCAAAAGCCGACCTGTGTCGGACGCCGGGGGCTTGCCCGGGGCCGATGCGATATGGACCGCTTTCTCTCCGCGTCGGTAAGCGCGCCCCGTTCCTTGCTGGCTAATGACGCCTTTGACTTCGCCCGTCAGATAAAGCGCGCCCGCTTGCAGCCCCGGCGCTAACTGATCCAGCGCAAAGTCCTGAACGCCTTCAATATCAAAATCGACCCGCGTCATTCCACGTCCACCGTAAAGGTGGCCTCCGCTGGGTCACGATTGACGCCGATAATACTAAACACGTTGCCTTCAAAAGTCAGCGCGTCACCGATTTGCGGCGTGACCGTCATCCCCTTTGCCAAAATCAGAAACTTGCGTTGATCGCGGGACACACCCGCCAATCTTGCCAGTTCGCTGTAACTTTCCTCGACCACCTTTACGCTGTGCGATGTGGCGTTAGAAGTCAGTTCGCCGTCCACATCATAAGCAATGCCGTTGCGCGTTAACGTAGCGTCCAAGAACAGCCCGCTAAGGGCCGAACCTACCGCGTCCTTGATATTGCCGCGTAGGAGGCTCACACGCGCCTCAGAACGCAATTAGAGGCCGATCCAAGGGTAAGGCCTTTGAGATAGCCGGACACGTCACAGTGGCGCGCTAGGGAGCGCGGCGTGACGTTCGGGTTCCGATCCGCATATGTGATGCCGACCGATCCCGCTTGGATTGACTGGATGTTCTTGGCGGTTTCGTCGGTTGTCAGATTATCCGCGTTCGAGACAAGCAAAAGCGCAAGGCGGTAAGTGGCCTGTTCAACCGCGTCGGGAACCTCGGACCAACTCACCTCATAACCATCGTCATCAATGACGTTAATGCGCGGCCATTGGCGCACCTGTGCGCGTTCCGCTCTGACGCCTTTCCAGATATAGGCCGCATCCAACGCATCAGAGGCGCGCAAGAGTAGCGCTTCCCCGTCTGCCTGAACCGCAGGCCAACCTGTCAGCCCCCGCGCCGTCGCGAAAGCAGAGGCAGCGGCGTGAGTGCCATACATGGCTAGTCAGCCTTTTTCTTAGCCTTGGCGGGCTTGGCTTTCACCGCTTCTTCCTTGGCCTTCTTTGCGGCTTCGGCTTCTTTTCGTGCGGCTTCTTCGCGTTGGCGATTGAATGCAGATAAACCCATAATGGTCTCCTAAACATGCGGTTAGACGGCGATCAAAAAACCCACCCGCCGAAACGGATGGGCTTTAAGTTCGCCATTAAGCAGCCGCGATGCGGTGCTTGAATTGAACGATGTTGACCTTTTTCTGATCTTCGTAGAGCGCCCAGTTTGCAGCCGTTGCGAGTTCGGCGTTCGTCGGAGACGCGCCCGCAACAGAGCTTTCCGTCCAATCCGCGCCCATTGGGTGCATGATGAACGCTTCACGGCGGATGAAGAAGTCATCACCGCGAAGGCTGTCGCGATCCGTCTCTGTGCGAGTAATGCTAGGCGGATTGCCCGGCGTATAACCGACAGAGTTCGGGCCAAAGATGTAGGTCGTATATTCGCCAGATGAGACAGGCAGGTTATCGTCAACAATAACGCGCTTGTTCATAAAGGTTGGAATACGGTCTGACTGCTCGGAGACTTCGATGTAATCAATCAAGTCTGCCTTGGCGAGAACCGCTTCGGTCGCAGAGTGCATGGCAACCAGAGACAGCATCCCTTTATGGTCACCCAGCTTCTGCGTGGCGTCCACGAAGGATGAGCCGTCAATAACAGCCGCCGCGCCCGTCTCCGCTGTAATGTCGAGAACGTTGGCCGCTGCCGCAGTCGTGAAGAAACCTTCCAGCGACTTGAGAAGCATCTTCTGGCGCTCACCGATCCAATACTTCACATCGAGCGTTGCGATGTTGTCGAGCGGATCACGTCCGGCCAGAGCCGCCGCGAGTTCGTTCGCCGCCCACGCTTTGCCTCGGAATTGGCAACGTGCGCGCATTTTGCCCGCTGTGCGTTTGGCAGGCGTCAGAGCGCCGTCATCATCCAAGACTTCGGAGTCGCCAGACAGATCGTTCAGGAACGGCACTTGAACCGTGTCGCCACCATCCGGAAAGCTGATATTTGGCA